ATCATAAAACCATAGGTATCGTTACCTTCAAAATTAAATGTTTCTTTAGCAGAAGTAGCTACATAGCTGTCACTAAGAGGCGTTACTCCGTCTGAAGTATACCACCTTAAAATTCCATCTGAAAATGATGGTATTTCAAATTCGGCTGTATACTCTGTATTTTTTTCTATTAAAAACTTCGTCTGTTTAAAATTGCTTCCAAGCTGAGAAGAAACATAATTGCCTTTAGGGTCACTAGGGTCTGTTGTTATAAATATTTCTCCTCCAGTATTTGTTAAAATCCAATCGTCGTCAGGGTCTATTTGTTTTACAAACATAGAAGTAACATCACCAATAAAAGAAGACGAACAGCCTAAACCAGTTACCGTTCCAGAAGTTCCCACTAAATACTGGTAATGAGTTCCGTTACTTGTTACATTATCTCCTTTCGTGTCTGATACAATTCCATAAATGTTTCCTTGTACGTAATTAGCTACTGTAAAAGTTAATTCATACGCCTTAGTTACATTAGGTATACTTGGCTGTGTAGCTACTTCTCCGTCTCCTCCGTTTATTACAAGACCACCACTACCAAAAGAAGCTCCAGTTCCTAGAGTCCATTCATCGGTAGGGTCAAGTTGTTTAATTGATATGTTTGTAATTGTTGACGAATTTGCCGATGTAGTTGCTTCAACTGAAAAAGTAGTAACTTTTGCTTTTAAATAGTATGTATTTGCCCCGTCTAATATTAACCTACTCGGAGCATCGCCATAAAAACTTCCTGAATCAAAATACAAAACACCTAAACCCGACTTAGTTACAGTAATTTTATAAAAAGCACCTGCAACTAATACACTCGTTTGTGATAAATCTGCATTAGTTCCGTTTGAAATTGCTTTATCTTCTCCAACACTCCACCCCGTTCCAAGTGTCCAATTTTCGCCTAGTTTTTTAACTGATATGCTATCGAAATCCACTAAATCACCTATCACCGCACTTGCTAAATAAAAACGAAAAGTAGTAGAAGTTGAAACTACATAAAATTCATAATCTTGCCAATCAGAAGTCAAAGTTGGATTTGTAACAACTTCTCCAAGTTCCCCATTATCCCCTATCGAATTAAAAGCACTTCCTTGAGCAGTCACACCATCAGCCTTAGTACCTCGAACCCTCATATTCACTTTATAACTTGCGTTCAAAGTATGCCCAAAATTTGCGTACAAAGCCGCCCCTGTACCTATGTCATAAGTTAAACGCATAAATTCTGCTGCATCCCAAGTTGGTGTCGCCCTATCAACACCCCCTGTTTCTGCCATTTTCCATTGTGAAATATCTGAATTTGTAAAGTTTGGATATGTCACTTCTTCCGTTCCCGTAGCAGTAAAATCACCATTGGAAACTAACTCTGAACCTATAGCCTCAAAAGAGTAATTCTGAATTACATTAGCTCCAACTTGAGAGAAGTCACCATTTTGTACTAATTCAGGGTTAGAAGTCCCATCATAGTCGTCTAGCTTAATTGCAAATTTCTTTTCTGCTGTTGAATCTAATTGTATCATACCTATATATATAAATATTTGCTTTTCGTTTACAATACAGTAGCTTTTTTTACTGGCTCTCTTTTTCTACCTAGCTCTAAAGGTACGTTTATACAGGTGTTATTACCTAATATCACAGCAACCCCTAAAGCTTGTTTTTTAAAAGATTTAGCATAACTTAAAGCATAAGCATCTCTGTCTATACCGCATCCTACCTGACAAGAGAAAATTCTATAGTTCGCGCCCACAAACCAATGCGTTTCCATTTTTGTATGTATATGCCCCTGTACTGTAGACATTAAATCGTTTTTTGCTTTGGTACTTGCCTGACCTCCCTCTCCGTGAACAAATTGTATGTCCCCTATTACGAGCCTTTCTGTCCACCTCCAGTTAGGGGTTTCTAAAACATCGTTATAATTTTTTATCCAGTCTTTAGGTATACCTGCTGTAAAAGCTTTCCTAGATACTATCCTGTCATGATTGCCTATTATAACGTCTGCATCTGGAAAAGCATTATACCACTTAGCTACATTTTTTTTGGCTTGTTTTAACTCGTCTCCTGCGCTCAATCCGTCAGGGTCGCTTTCGTGGTATGAACTCGCGTGTGAATCAATAATGTCACCTATAAAGACTACTCTTGTGCAATTATACTTACCATACGTCTCTACAGCGTGTTTAAGGTACTTAGGATGGTCGAAAGGACAATGCAAGTCCCCTACTACCAATATACGCTCTTCGTCGCTTGTAAGGTGTTCAAAAGCCTTTAAACGGTTTCCCGATAATCTTGGTCTAGTCATCGTCTCTAAATTAAAAAGGGGCAGCCGTTAAGCCACCCCTTTCCATCTTTTATTATCAACAGGTTTATTTACGATACTGTTACACCAGTTACACCGCTTAACGGTGAGGTGTTAGTGCCATCTGCTGCCTGTAGGAATACATCGCGCTCCTTTCCTTGAAGCTCGATAGTATAACCAGACATATCACCCATTGCTGTTCCTGAAACTACAGTCCCTCCTGTCACATTCATACCATACTCAGCTCCTAGAAGATAAACGTGTGGCACTCCTGCCGTCTTTTCATCTGCTGTTTGAACCCAAATATTAGGTCTTCCTTGACAAAGGACTCGTATATCTGCTATATCAGTAGAATCTAACTTTTGGAAAACCAAAGAAAGATTTTGCTCAAAGAATGTTGTACCGTTTACAGCGTTAGCTTGAAAATTACAAGTCATACTTGAGGTTTCAGCGCGAACATCGAATTGGTAAAAAGTTTGAGCCTCAATAGCTGATACTACCCCTCCTGTTTCGGAATAAGCAGCTCCTGCAAGAATGTCAAGGTAATTGCCAATATATACTCTAACAATACCACCTATTCCATCTTTACATCCTACTGCTCTTCCTGAACTTAAATCACAAGCCATTTCGTTTTTATTTTAAAGGTTAAACAATTAGTCGCCTATAACTGCGTCATAAGCACCTACCACAACATCAGCAGGTAAGCCTACTTGACAACCTAAACCGAAACGCATTGCAATTTTAACATTGTCAGAACCATCATACTGCCAAGCGTCAATGTATTGAGCTGTGGTGTAATCTGTATTCAAGTTAGAACCTACCACTAAATTCTCTTCGTAAGTTAATACTAGAGCCTCGTCAAACATACCTTGACAAACGTGAATTGGAATACCTAAGTATTGCAATGTATCAAACGCTTGGTTAGTAGACTGTAAATTCACACCTTGATAAGAACCGCTAGTAGATAATGCTTGCATATAGTTTCCTGCTGTCTTAGGAGAGCAGTAAAAAGCAATATCTGGACGGTTTAAAATAGCAGGGCAAGAAGCTAAAGCCTCATTGTAAACTTCGTGAAAAGCTCCATCGTTATTAATGATATGAGGGTCTGCTGCTGTACCTGCGTTAAAACCGTTTGCTGTAACAATTTTCTCGTTAGTATTAGGTGAAGCTTCAGTACCTCCTGCTGCTAAGATAGAAGCTCTGTAACCTCCGTTATCAAAAGTTCCATCGTTAGAAAGGAATCCAGTTGCATAAACAGAAGAACCTTGCCAGATAGAAGTCTCTACTCCTTGAGCTGCGTAACCTGCTACAGTTGCCATAGAGAAGTTTACAAACTCAGGTGAACCTGCTGTCATAGTTTCTCTTGCGCCTGTCATTCCTGCCCACGTAGGTAGGAGTGTTTTACGACATAACTCTTCCATAACAGCTAAGTCAGTAAGAGTAAGAACTCTCTCTCCTAGTGTTAGTGAGTCGTTGTCATTCCAGTCACAGTTACCTGCCTGAATAACGCCTGTAGACGAAAGGCTAGAAATTACGGCTTTGCTCTGAATACCGTCGATTTGTCGCACAAAACCTTGTGTTAAGGTATTGGCGAGTTTAAGAGCAGGAGCTACAAACGGTGCTGCGTGTACACCTGCGTAAGTTGTAGCAGGTGAAACAGTAGGGTTTGCGAACTCTCTGCGCTTTCTTGATAGTGAACGTGAATAGCTCATTATTTGTTTAAATTTTTATTAATCATATTAAATGCCTGACTAGTAGCTTTACCCATTGTGGTATTGCTCTCCTCATTTTCTTCTCCAAAAGGAGCATTTCTGAGTGGCTTGGTTGCAGGCGACTGACCAAACTCACGAAGCTGCTTACGCAACTCTATGTTCTGACGACGTAAACGACTTAACATACGAGCCTCACGACCCTCTTTACTAAGACCTCTACGAGTCCTTGAGCCTCTCCTACGTCCTCGACGCTGACGAGAAGCCTCTACTTTTTCTTCGATTTTTTCTTCTTTCACTTCTTCAGTTACTTCTATTTCGCCTTCGCTTGCTTCAATTAAGTCCATTGCCATTTGATGCACAGCTTCAGCTTGTTCAGCAGATAACCCCATCTCTACTAACAGATTTACAAAAACTTCGTGGGAGTCTGGGGTAGACTCCTCAACTACTGTGGTTTCTTCGACTTTCGTTTCCTCCACAATTTCTTCTTCAAATTTATACTTACTCATACTTATATATATAAAGGCGTTTATTTGCCTGTTTTTTAATAGCCATATTCGGCTTCGTCAATAATTTCTAAAAATAAATCTCTGTCTATATTCCTTATGGTATCTGGGGCGTATCTCTGGAATAAAAGGCGTGTCCTTTCATAATCTTCGTCGTATACAGCGTCTTCTATTTGACCTATAACAGCCAAGAATCTAGTATCGTACTCATAGTCAAACGCAAATTCTTCTAGCATAACAATTAACTCCTGTTGTGCTGAGTTAGTCCATACGTCCCATATTCTTCTAATTAAACTCATTATACACCAAATACTTCATAACCTTCGTCTTCTACCCAACTGATTATCGCGTCTACTGCGCTAAGTTTGTTTCCATATACGTAAATAATTACGTCAGCACCTTCTTGGAAAATCTCATAATCTACTGGTAAAGAAACTCCCCTACCAAAACTCTCGTTATTCCAATCTATTAAATTTTCTATCTCTACTGCGTCTGCATCAAAGACTTTAAACCCTCCTAAATATTCCATATTCTTTTTATTAAGCTCATTAGTTAGCGTGAAAATTTACCTCTACGTGACCTTCAAAGTCTACTCCTGCTTCCATATACCAACCGCTATTTCTTTCTACATATTCAAGTGCTGACATTAATCTGTCTAAATCATTGTCTGGTATAGGTATGTATGAGTCAATTCTAAGGTGGTAATCACTTACTGTTTCAAAGTCCCAATCTCTTCCACGTAAACCTACCTCAGCTTCAAATGCTTCAAAAATTCCGTCAAAGACAATTTCCCAGTCGTATTGATAATCGTTCATATTCTTTTTATTAGTGGTTTCTCCAAACCCTGTCTTTAATTAAACTATAGTCATACTCTAAGTCTCTAGCAAATTTTTTGTAGTCAAAAAAATCTTTTACCTTGTCACCTAAAGCTGACTCTAAATCTCCAACTAAATCATATACATACCATTCGGCTATAGCTTCGTTACGCATATCTGTTATTTCTTCGTAATACGCTTGTGCTTCTGCTTCAGTATCATACTGGTATTCCCAGTCGTCCATAATAAGGTTATATACGTCACCGTTAGCAACTAAAGATAAACCCAAGTCATTCCAGTCAAAATAGCTTTCAGCTAGTTCTTTGGGTATGTTGTTTCCATAAACGTCGTCTATAAAGTTGTAAGCATAAGCGAGCATAGAATCATACTCTCCTGAGTAAGCCTCTTCTAAATAGTCTTTTGAAACGCCACCCATATCACTTGCCACTTTTAATATGTCGTAAAGGTCTAAACCTATATCTTCTCCAAATTCTCCTAACTCTTGTAGCTCGTCCCAATTATTTTCTGACATACCATAGCCGTCCATACAATAATCACTTATACCGTCTGAATCCACAAACTCCCATTCTTCAACTTCTGGTGGGTAGTTGTCGTATGATTCTTTTAAACCGTCTTGAAAATCGTCCCAAGAGTTAAACGAAAAAGGGTATATGTAAAAACCTTGACCACGATAGTTATAATCGTAAGGCTCCATAAAAATCCAAATTTTATCTAGTTTCATTTTAATTGTATAATTCTAAGTTATAGACTTCGTTATTTAGAGCGTCTATTAAATCTGTCTCAAAGCCTCTTCCAAACTCTCTTTCTGCTGTGTCGTAAGCCATATTTAAAAGCCTGTGCGTAGCATCTGTATCACCGTCTGCTAAAGTGTCTGAAGCTTCAAATAATAAATCTAAAAGCTTTCCAGAAGCTCCTATCTCTTCTAAAGCTATATCCATTATTACTATGGGTAACTCCCAAGTTCTTAGGTAATCTTGTACTATTCTTTCAGCACTCATTAGTCGTTAGAATGTACGTTAGCGTAAACATCATCAACCCACTCCCACCACATACCATAAGCGTTCATTACGTCTTGTAATTCTTCGCTTCCTAATATACCAAAATCTGTGCTAGACCAATAAGAAGCGTGGTCGCTGTCTCCTACAGCCATCATAAATAATGCTCCTCCACTCCCATACGGTCTTGCTTCCATTACTTCTATACCAAGCCTTTCTAACTCTCGGATAGCTTGTTCTTCTCTGTTTAATTTATATCTCATTTTAACTTCCGTATTTTAATTTATTTTTTTTATATATGAAGTAACCATAGAGTAAAACTCCTCATCTTTAGTAAAATAGTATATATCTTCAGATAGTGACTCCTCGTCTTCTGCCCAAACAGTAAACACTTCCGAGTCGCCAGTAGCATCGTCGTACATTTCAACTTCAAACATATAACCTCTCTCGAACGGGTTTCCTTGCGAATATGCGTCCCAATCGTCAAAGAATTTTATTAGTTCTCTGTTATCGTATATACTGTTAAATTTGTAACTCATTTTAACTTCTTATTACAACTTCCCATTGGTGTTCACCTCCTGCGTCATCGTAGTAAATATCGTCCTGCATACTCATACCGCTTCTAATTGACTCTTCAATAAAGTCAGGGTCTAAGTCTAAAGGAGCAAAGACCCACATTGATAACGAGCCGTTTTTTGGGTTATCTCTAATAACTGTTATCTCATCGTCGAGCCTTCTTATTGCCCACGCGAACTCTCCTGCCTCGTCAAATAAATCTTGGTCTCTGTTTAATTTATATCTCATTTTAATTTCCGTATTTAGCTTTTATTGAACCGCAAATCTTTTCTGCTGTTTCTTTGTTTCCGTAGCGTTTCATCTGGTCAGCTATACACTCGTCCCACGAGTAAGAAGCTAATTCAATATACTCTTCTTCTAGGTTGTTGAAGTTTTCGTAACTACCAAACATTCTTTTAAACCTTCCTTTAAGTAAGGCTTTGTAATACTTGACCTTTAATTGGTCTAATTCTACTTTTTCCATTTCTACTTCTTCTGTCTCTTCAATTTTCTTTTCTATCTCTTCCACCTCACCATCGTACTCTATTAACACACCTTCAAAAACTTCTAGCTCTACACCCCCTTCTGTTTTATATTTTCCGTTATCTAGTTCTATAGGTAAACCTTCTTCGTCTAAAGTAAATACCTTTGCGCCTGCTTCTAAGGCTTCACCTTCAGTTGCAATTACCTTGCCGTTGTCTAAGCTCACTTCTGCGTAGAACTTGCGCTTAAAGAACCCCCAGAGCTTTTTAACTACGTTAGACATACTTGAGCGTTTCACCTTAGTAGACATTTCTTGAACCGAGTCTACAAAATACCCTTCAATAGAAAATCCACGTATCTCACCTTCTTTTACTTGCTCCCACATCTCGTCGTTTCCTACGTGTACACGCACCATCCAAGTACCTTCTGGAACGCTTAAACCGTAGTGCTTAGACTTATCCATTTCTGGGTCTTCAACTATCCACGACTCGACTACGCTTACACCATCTACTTTTTCTTGGTGTTCAAACGTGTGTTCGTTGGTACGGTTAGATTTTAGGAATAACTCAGAAGCTAGTTTTACTGTGTCTTGAGAAAAGTATACGTCGTACTCTTCGTCATTCATCTCGTCGTAGCGTGGTATGTTCTTATCTGGAATTAGAGCAGCTCCTATTAGGGTGCGTTTCTCTTCATCTATAGCTGCTAGACTCAAAGCCTTTTGCTTCTTGTCTTTAGAGAAAAAGATAAAGTTCTCCTCTATTGCAGGAAACTTCACAAGGCTAATAGCCTCGACTCCAAAAGCGTCTTGGTCTTCTTCTATAAGTAGTTCTACTAATTTTCTGTTAGCCATCTTTAAGTTGTTTTATAGTTCTTCAATCCCAAAGTGAAATCCGTAGCTATCAAGATAATCTATTATTTCGTATAGCTCACCATCTTCGTCCATAAAACCGATTGCTTCTAGTGTTGAACCATCGTTATATTGTTCTATTTCTGTGTATGGTACAAAACCCCACGTTCTAGTATCAAGGTGTTTTAACGCCCGTGCAAAATCGTTGTAATCGCTTTTGTCTACTTCGTAAATTCTAATTGGGTACATCTTTAAGTTGTTTTAGTATTCTCTATTAGGGTAAACTTCCCAAATTGGGTCTGAGTTATTTGGAAACTCTTGCTCACATACAAAAATACGGTAGCCATTTATACCTCCTTGTGGGTCTTCAAAACTAATAAAAACGCTATTGATATATTGAACCGAATCGTCATAACCAACATCATATAGGGTTTCTTCTATATCTCGCCTGTTAGTTATTAGCTCGTAGTCGTTTCCTAATTCTCTTACTGTGTCCATCTTTAAGTTGTTTTATACTATTCTATATAAGGTCGTTTATCCACCTCCTAATGCTGTTTGATTATAAAGTTGATTCGCCTGTAAGTTAGCACCTTCTAGGTCACTTTGCACCACAAAAGACTTACCAACTGATTCTGTCCTTGAAACTTGTTCTGGCACTAAAGCTCCTGTTGGAGCTACACCACCACCACCACCAAAACCTCCTCCACTTGCTCCTGCTTCTTCTAGTAATTGTCTTACTCCTACAAATGCAGAAACTATAGAAGCTACTGCCACAATAATATTAGCTACTAGAGTATAAGGGTCTCCTGCTGCCTTAGAAGCTGCTACGATAGCATTAGCAGTAGCAACAGCCTGAGCTAACAAAACATCCGCTATAGCAAAGGCTTTAGCTTGTTCAGCGTTTTCTCCTGCTAATTCTTCCATAGCTCCAAATAGCTGTCTAGTTCCTTTAACCAATAAATCCCTGCCCTGCTTTTTTATTGCTAACTCTTCGTCTGTTTCTTCTTGAGATTTATCTAACCTTTCTTGTGCATACTTGTCTGTTATAATTTCTAAGTCTTGTAAATACTCTTCCTGAACCTGTAGCAATAAGGCTACATTGCCCTTAGCCATTTCTAAACGGTTATTGTATATTCTTTCAGCACTCGCTTTCTCTCTTTCCTCTTCATTTAAAGAGTTTAAAAACAACTCTTCTTGTAAAGCTTCGTTGTCTGCTATCCTTTCGGCTTCGTTTCTTAGCTTTTCTGCTTCTTCTTCATCTGTAAATCTTTTACGTAATTTCCGTAAATCATTTTGATAATCTTGTTCTATTAAAAAAAGTTGTGCTGCTGTAGCTCCTGCATCCTCCGCTTTTTTCCTCTGCTCCTCCATACGAATCTCTAAAACTTTCTCCTCTCTTAGCTGTTCACTTTCTATAGAGTTAAGTAAAATCTCTTCATTAAGTTTCTTTTCTAAGTCAGCTAAATATTTAGTGTTAGCTTCTTCCTGTCGTAAGCTTTCAGCTTTTAACCTAGCAGCTTCTTTTTCTGCATCTGCTCTGTCAGTTATTAATTGATTTGCTTCTCCTACCCTTTTGTTGTATTCTACAGTTTGATAAGTTAATTCCTCTGCCCACTTCGCTGCTTCCTTTTCAGCTTCTGCAACATCATCGGATAAACGGTTAGCTGCATCTATTTTTGATTCAAACCATTGCGACTCTCTTTCTTGCTGTGCTGCTCTCGCTTTTTCTACTTTTTCTAAAGCTGCTGCATTCATTATTTGAGCTTTTTGAAACCTCAAAGTAGCCTGTACCCCTATTCTAGCTTGTTCTTTTTGTGTTTCTAAATCCGCTTCTGTATCTATTAACCCGTTTAGACTTTCGTTTAGCTTATCTATAGCTACAGCTCTTTGTTCTTCCTTAGCAAGTTCATCGTCTAATACAGATAAATAAGCTTCTTGTTGCGCTATTAAACTGTTGGTTATCTCTTGTCTTTGCTCATTACTACGTTTAGTTATCTCAGCATTTCTTTTGTCTGCTGCTGAAGAAATACCTATAGCTTCAGATAGCTTGTCCCAATTTTCTATCAGTTGCTCTACAGCTATAATAGCAAGTCCTATTCCTACACTTGCCCAAGCAGCTTTTAATACTTTAAATGATTTTGACAGCCTACCTACAGACCTAGAAGTAGAACGGAAAGACCTGACCGTTCTTTGCATACCTCTAGGTAAAAGAGTAGAAAATAAATCACCTAATCCACTCCAGTCTTTTTTTAATGATTTAGATGACTTAGCGTTTTTTGCAGTAAAGTTGTCTATGTTCTTTTGAGCAGAAGCTAACCCAACAGAGGTTTGGTCTTCTACTACAACGTCCATTTCTATGTTGCTTCTACTTGCCATTGTCTTTAATTAACATTAATTTTTCAAACACACTCGTATCTAAATCATACCTTCCATATATTACTTTATACAAAGGGTCTCCTTTATATATATAAGATTGTGCAAATCGTACAGAGTGAGGTATACTATATCCTACTGCGTTTATCCAATGTTCCATTATAAGTTCCAAGTTAAATAAGGTGTTCCTGAAAGGTTTAAGAAAATTATCTCATTATCTCTCAAGTCCCAAATTGCAGCATCTATTTTATTCGTAGAATCTGGAAAAGTTAGTTGTAGCATTTTAACCTCTAATAACCAAGTAATATCTTTATTTGTTTCTCCTGCACATAACACTTCCCAATTTGCTATCCTACCTGTATTGTCTTGTTTCTGGTTTATTGTTACTGTGCGTGAAGCTCCTGCGTCTGCTTCAGAGTTTATTAGGGTGCTTCCTACACTCCTAGAAGCACCTGCTGAATTACCTAAAGTAGCTTGGTAACGCATAGTCATAGTATCACCTATTGTCGCCGCGCTCCCTCCAGTATCGACGCTTATAACATCGGCTGTAACTAGATAAATACAATTAGGATTAAAGGCTAGATTGCTGTCTCCAGAAATTGTAGTGGCTGCTGTATTCGCGTTATCCGTAGTTTTACAAGTCATTAAAAACTCTTGTTTACTACCTATTACCCCTTCTGTATTTATTGTCTTAGCCTCAGAGCTAGAGACATCACCTATAACTTTACCACCTGTATTACTTACCCCTGCGTTTTTTGTCCCATCTAATGCAGGGTTGCTTCCTCCTCCGTTGGGGTTTGGTGAGCCTCCTCCGTTAGTTGCCCAAAAGCAAACGCTATCTGTTTCGTCCCAAGTATACCCGAAGCTAGTACAACAGTATTCTGTTGGAGAAGCAGCAGAGCCTGTATCTAATTCTATAAAATTAACCGTTCCATCAGTATTGAAGCTTGTAGGAGCTAAATTACATAAAGGTGTAGAGTTATAATTGCTAGAGTTAATCAACTTCACTAGCTCCAACGTACAAGGTAAAGAGCCTCCAGTAGCAAAATTAGAAATTTTAACTACCCTCCAAAATGTATCGTTTATAAATATCTCATCTTGCCATAATAAATCGTATATGTCTAAAGGAGTTAAATAGGCTTTACAGGTCATTATCCTAGATTCACTAGAATATTCTTCGTGTAATCTTCTTGCCCAATACTTTCTTACTATGTATAGATTTGTTATTCCTGCTGTTGTACCTGCGTTAATTAGTGGATGGTCTATATTATCTGGATAATCATAACCCCAATTTAAAGCTACACTAGCAGTAGTAACGGGCGTGGTATTATACTGAGAAAAGAATGGGTACGTAGTTACGTCTTGGTATCCAGTCTGGTCTGCCCCTATTCTAAACTGCCCTCCGTTTCCTATATCCTCTGTTCCATGATAATACGCTAAAATAGGTTTGGCTTCTACTACGTCTTTAATACCTTGAGTGTCCCATCCTACATCGTAAAGTCTAGGAATTAAAACATTGGGAATTACTGTTGTACCATTTTGAAAAGAGGATGGAATATGAGATAGTCTAAGAGGTTGAAACATACCACCTATTCTTTGCTCTCCTGTGGCAAAGCTGTTGCTGTTTTCCTGTATCCACCTTCCTTTTACAAAATTATAATGCTGTTGCCACCAATCGTTTCTCCAGTCTTTACCCTCCCCATCTTCAAACCTAACTATCTTTTTTTGATACTTTAAAGTTGATTCAATCTCTATAGAGTCTATATCTACTTTGTCAGACCAGTCTTTCTGTTCTGTTCCAGAGTCTAATACATTATTGTATGTATCTAATTTAAGAATGGTAGGCTCTTGAGGTGTAGAATAAACGATTAAATTAAAACGGTTAAAAATCTCACCTAACCATTCACCTACCTTTACATCGGGAAAGTTAGCAGAGACATCAACAAAAGTCCCAGTAGAAGTATATTGCTGTAGCTCTACGTAGCTAGTATTTACTCCTGAGACAGATTTAACTATAACTGAGTTGTTTGGGTTTGTAGCTCCGATATACCATTTGATAGTATCATTTATAGAACAGGGAATTGTAATATTTTCTCCTATAAAATTGTATGCTACTCCATAAGTTAATGTCTGCGATTCATAAGCAACAAAAGACTCTACCCCTCCAGAAGTTTTATATGCCCATACCGTTACATCATATTCTCCTGTGTCTGGTGTAGCGACAGAAGAAATATAAAAGTTAAAATTAAATGTAAAAGAACCGTCAAAGGGAGCTGTAAAAATACCTCCTGTAAATAACCCATCTACATCGTTAAATGGTGTGGATTCGTTTAGAAGTAACAGTTGGTTTTGTTGTACTGTTGTAGAGGTTGGAATGGTAAAATCTGAATTTAATCCTACTTTAGAACCGTATACAGGTCTTCCTGCTGTCCTATCTAACTCAGTAGCTAAAAACATATATAGGTGTCTAAATTCCGCTCCATCTAAAAAGGTAGATGAAATAGTAAATCCTGCTTTCTGAGCTATTCTTCTTAATAAATAAGGTACACTTATAGACGGTTTAAAGTTAAAGGCTCTAAGTTGCTCTCCTGCCCATCCTAACCCCATACCGTTTCCTCCTGCGCTATAATAGAAACCCCAACCCTGAACATCGTTACCACCTAAACCCCAATCGGATAAAGGATATACTATTACTCCGTCTCCTACGTTTCCTGAAGTAATATCGTTAGCTAAATTCCAACTACTTACAATATTAGAAGCTGTTAAAGCGTGGTCTAAATCTGTGTCTACGTCTCCATTTTCATCTATAAAAACCTCGTTAAAAGTTATGTCTTTAACCGCATCGAAAAAAGAAGCCACTTCAGAAAGTATACTTACGCTATATTTTTTTAATGGTAAGTTTACAGAATGTAATTGTAATACACCTACCATTACCACAACCCCAGAGTCATATACTTCGACTTCAGTTTTTGTGCCTACATCAAACTTTGCGCTTACAAAATTAACATTATAGAATTGACCGAAAAACTGATTGTTGTTATCGGTCATAGGCATATCAAACCTTAGAGAATGAGGGGCGCGAATATGAGAAATATCTCTCATCTCCTGAATAGAGAAGTTGAACTCTACTGGAGACTCTTGGACATCTAAACTATATTGCGCTGCTCCTGTTTGAGCTTGTGCTAAAATTTCAATCATTTTACATTAGGCTTTCTTCGACTAATTTCTATGTTGATAGTGTAATTATCCACCTTGTTGTTTAAAGCTGTTTTGTAAGATACAGAAGTGTCGGTAACTACACACCTAAACCAGTTTTTTGTTTTACCTAAAACTGCTGACTGTTGGAACGCTGTGCTGTAAACATAAACTCTAGGACTGTTTACTAAAGACATAATTAAAGAGTTAATTACCTCTGGGTTTTCTTCTCTAGTGTTTAGTTGAACTGTCGTTACTGTTTGGTTTGTTGCTGAAATTAAACCGCCTTCTTGTGCGTCCCTGCTATATTCTAGTAGGCTAGAAGCTGAAAAAGTGTTACCACCTACTGTTCTATAATTGTTTCTTGTTACTTGCTGAGTAACTAAAGAACCACCATCACATAAAAGGTTGTCTATACCTCCCAACTCATTCCACCAACTTAAAAAATACTCTCCTCTAAAAGTGTCTGTAGATAAACTTTTGTTATACCTAGTGTCACACAGTTTTACAAACTTGTATACCGCGCTAGATTCGTTGCCAGATAAAGTAGTGCTTCTTGCAAATTGAACTTCATAGTAGCTCCAGTTAGTGTTATTTGATGGTCGTAAGTCTGTATCTATATTTTGCTTCTCTAGATTCTCTGGAAAGCAACCTAAGTACAATAAAGATTGTGAGTCTGTTAAACTGGCAGCAGGAGCTTTACCTCCGTATGTACTGTTATTTGTAAAATACCCTGTGTTTATAGTAGCGTCACTAGAGTTCTTAAAAGTTACGTGTACATAGTCTGAGTCATTACTCCCAACATCGTCTCCATTTAAAAAAGCTAAAGCTCCAAATTGACCTTCTATTACATTTTGTACTGCTAATGAAGCAGATGGTAGTGGAACGGTTGAAAGGAATAATTTTGTGTCTCCAGTAATAGCAAAAACAGAAGCAGAATTACTATCGTTTGAATTAACTGTAAATGGTCTAAGGCTTCCGTTTATAGCTTTAAAAGTAGTTTGCAACCCTCCGTCAAATGTTTGGGTAGGAGCGTCGTCTGCTGTAGCTGCATATTCGTAACCAAAATCTACAGTAACAGTTTGGAGAGCTGTATTGTTAGTTGAAAATATAGTAGTTGTGCTTAAAGCATTACTACTGTTATACTGACCTAATCTTAAAATCTGTTCATCTTGGTGTACGTAATCTGAAACAATATCTTGTACTCTAAAGACAGCGCAATTCAAATTATTAGGTAGTTGTTTAAACGTACCTACAACCACGCTATCAATAGTTAGCTTGCAGAGGTATCTATATTTCGGCTCTGCATAGTTTGTTGTATCTCGTACTTGAAAATATATGTCGTCTGCTACTCCTTGAACTCCTGTCCCAGAACTAAAGTCTACTGTATAAGCCATTATATTGTAATTTTCATTTCAAAGGTTTGGTCAAACTCTTTATAAAACCAAGCCTCGTAATCGTTTCTTAAAGCTTTAGAAAGCTTTCTTTTATATTTATTATATGTCATCTGTAATGCTCCAGAATAAAAGTAAGAGCTTTCTATACCGTATAAATAAACTGACCTACTAATTAAGTTTGTCATCTGGTCATAAGATAAAAACCTTCCAGACTTTTCACTTTTCCATTGCTTAATAGGTTTGTTGTCTATCCAACTTCTAATGCCTCTTCTAAGTCCTCCTGACTCTCCAGTTTTAGTTCCAAACTTAAACGGTGAATCTGGTGCTTTAGCGTCACTTATCTTACCTCTTACCCCATAATTTACATACTCCCAATATGGAGCTGTAGGAGCATCAAAAGATAAAGTGATTTTACTGTTACCCACCTTCACGCTACTAGACAAACTGTCTGATAAATTGCCTGTTGAATTTTTCTTAGCTACAGCTAAAGAAATTCTAGCGCGACGAATTACCTCCACAGCAAACTTGTTTAAAGCTTTTGTAAACTCTACCATAGGTATTTCACTATCGTCATATCCATATTCTATTTCAAGTAGTATAGGGCGCAATGCAGAGGTCTATTGCGTTAGGTACACTTATTTCAAAAGACGTACTCCAACCAGTTAACATATTAGAAAATCTTGCTGTAAAAGGTTCGCAAGAGAGAGGTGTTTCAAAACCCCAATGGTGTGTTCCGTTATCTAAAAAAGATTGACTATTCATACTCAAAACAAATTGCGCTATAACATCTTGCATAATTAATAGCGTTTCTGCATATACTTCCGTAAGTAAGTCTGTCTGCTTTTCTATCACCAAGTCAGCAACTATAACTTCGTATGTAAAAATTGTCACTCCACCATCAATAGAGGCATTAGTACATTGAGCATATAGTAGTGGAAAAAGGTCAACAGTTATTTTATCAATATCTATTTCATCTAAGCTAAATGTATAAAACTGTTTTAGTTGTATATGCTTAGTGACTATCTCTTGAAATATATTATTTATGTCTACTACTGTTTGCATTTAAATTTACGTTTTGATTAATTCTTATGTCTCTTTCATAAGCCATAAAAGTTAAAGCTTCTTCTATATATATAAGAGTTACCCTTTCCATTTTAGTTACGTCTCCTCCTGCTAGTTCGTACATTATACCATACCACCCCCATTTGTTATGAATCTTATTTACTTCTTTTTCTTTTGCTGAAGAGAATAAAGGCGCGAATCTATTGCTAATCTCTTCCCTATACGATAAAAAAAAACAACAGCACCTATCACAATATCCATAGTACAATCTAGCATATCTTCCTGTTTTTTATGATGAGGAGAATAAGCCTCTATTCTATAGCTATCTACCTTCTTTTTTTCTATAGGTCTATAAAGAACAGCTAACGCTTTTTCTAAATTGTCAAATAAACTTTTACTACAATAAGTCTCTAAGTCTGCAAACTCTCCGACTGTCAGTTTTGTCCAGTTAGGAATAAAACCATACTCCACACCTTTCATAGTAAATGTATTCTGAAGAGGTAAAGCCAAAGCTAAAGGGTCAGGCTCTTTAAGTAACCAACCTAATTTTTCAATCACCTTACTCAAGTCTTTCCAATTTGCGTGGTTAAGTTGTTTCCTGTCTATGTCACACAAAGCAGAGACAGCAGCTAAAGCAGCTTCTTTAGGGTCATCAACTCCGTTCCACCCTTCTAGCATTTTCTTATACTGTCTTACAGTTACATCTGAATAGTTATCGGGTATAAGTACCTCTACATTTTTTTTACTCACGATATGTAATATTTTCCTGTTTTCCTTAAAATCTTATTTAGACAAACATAACGCACCGCATCTATTAAATGGTTGTATGCGTCTACAGGGGTAGCTAACATTTTTCCATTCTTGTCTGTTTTCCACTTGTAGTTTCTAAACTCCTTTTGAGCGTTAAGGCTGTCATCTTTAATAAAGAGCTTGTGCCTACGCATTGTATCTATACCCACTCTAATGCTATCAGCTCCTTTCTTAGAGGGTTTAATATTAAAGTGGAGTCTATGTATAGTCTCTATACTTTTAGGCTCTGCTGAGTCAGCTATTATCTCGTCGTGTCTTCCTACTCCATACTCTGTTAGCTTCTCTGCTATGTCGCTATTGGTTAGACCACCTTGATAAATTACTTCTTCTATGTATATTCCATTATCACATAAGTAAACCTTAGCCAGAGCAGTAGGGTCATTACTAAAACCAAAATCCAAACCATAAGCAACTAACTTAGCTTTGTCTGGTAGCTCTGTATAAATGCTAGTCTCAAATATCGTCTCTCTACTCTTACCCCTAATACCTAATCCATAAACTCTCCAGTAGTTTTCATCTGTTTCTTTCAGGCGTTCAATCTCGTTTATAGTGTCTTGACCTAAGAACGGATTGTCTAGGTATGTACTCCTGTAAAAGTTAGCATCCTCTCTTGGTATAACCTCATCGTAAATCCAATGGTATTCTTCTGATGGGTTATAGTCTAAAATCATTCTGTCTGTTGTACGTAGTATGAGTTGCCTAAAGTCTTCAAGATAAAGCTCGTTAGCTTCGTTTATAAAACAAAAATTCCGTTTCGCTCCTCTAATCTTTTGGGGTTGGTCTATGCTTATAAACTCCCATTTCGTACCCCATAAATCATATACGTTTTCAGTCTTGTTATGGTATCTCTCATCGTACCAGTCATTGTCTTTTAAGATATGAATAAAATCTCTTAGGACAGAAGCTCTAAGGCTAGGAAAAGATTTGCGCACTACTGTGATAAGATAGCCAGAGTTAATATTTATATGCGACCACTCTATTAGAACTTGTATTATAGAATAGGTTTTACCACTACGAGTACCACCCTGAAATACAGCTACCCTTTTCTTACACGATTTAAGGTCGTAATATGTTTTGGGTTGAATTTGCATTAATATGGTTTTTACTCTATATTTGTATTAAATAATACATAAATACAATGGAAAATATAAAAGACGAGTTATACCAGTTAACAGAGAAAGTTCATAATATGGTTAGAGTTAAAAAAAGACAAGTACACAAATTGTCTGACGACGAGTTTAAAGTGTATTTAGAAGAGGGTGTAGCTTTAGAGAGGGTCGCTACACTACTCTCTACAGCAGGATATATTCTTGACCGACTGAAGTAATCTACCATAAGGAGGCTAAAAATCCTATCAAAGAAAATACTATACAGATACCGTTGTTAGTGTCTATAGCGTCGTACTCCTTAACTTTGTAAGTAAAGTCAGCAGTAGATAATATAAATATTACACCTAAACAAAATGATTGTATCATAGGTCGTTGAGGTATATGGGTGCGTTACTCTGTTCAAATAAAGGCATCCTTACTTCTAGCTCAAATTCTTTGAATGCTCCGTTCCTATCTGTTTTCTTTCTAGTCTTAATTAAGTCTATAATTTTAGATAAGCTGTAAATAGCTTTGGGGTTAGCTTCGTGAGTAATTCCAACTAAAGCGTTTTCATACCCTTTTAGCTGTAATACATTAAAGTCTTTCTGTTCTGTAAATTCTACCTCTTCTATATTACTCATCAATTGTGTTTTTCTGGTCTTCTCGTTCTAATACTTCAGCAAACCAACTAGGTTCATTTCTTGGTTCGTTTACTGTTACTTGAGTTTCGGTTTGTTTCGGAATAATGTATGGTAAATATGTCGCTAATATTTTTAAATACTCCTTTCCATTAGATTCTCTAAGTAAATCAAATTCGTTTTCTACGTGTTGTATCTGACCGTCCAGAAGTTTAAGCAGTATATTTCTAGCTGCTTCAGTAGTTTTACTCTTGAGACCTTTTGGTTTTCCTTTAGGGTTTCCTGACTGTCCTTTTTTAAATGGCATTTCTATTGTTTTTTATTGTTGTTTTCAGTTAATGCTTTTATTCTTCCCTCTAGTATTTTCATTTTTTCAGAACAGGGTAGAGGCTTAATTATATAATGTAGCATCTCTAACTCTAAAATTACCATCTCTTCGGTTGTAGGTGCTTTTGGCAAATCACTCATCGAATATATTGTATTGCATTTTATTGATATTATCAATGAGTTTGTATTCAGCTACTTTAGTAGTTGAACCAAATCTATTAGGTACTTCTACTGTTTTTGTTTCAAATATATGTCCCTCTTCTTTAAGGTTAAATATTGAAGCTGACAGTCTAGTGTTTCCTAAATCTCTTATTGCTTCTAGTGAGGTTATTGTCCTGTGCTTACGTAGGTAATCTAACAATCTACTTGTGTGTGTTGCTTTACTCATCTTTTAATTTATTTTTAAAGTGTTGTATTATCTCTTCTGTCTTTTGCTTATAGAATTTTTTATAGTCTCCTACCTCCCCTTGCTGTTTCCATAGAATATACAAAACATTTCTAAGTCGTTGAGATTGTGATTTAGGTTCGTCGTATAAATCTAAGTCTATATTATCTAACTCCTCTATTTCGTCTGGGTTCATTTTCTCCTCTCCTCTAAAATAGAGAATACCAAATTGGTCGAGAGCTGCATCTATATTCATAATCTCTTGGCTTGTCTTCTCTTGAGTTATAAATGTAATTGAAGCCGTCCTATCTTTGCGTCTTGAAAATCTGTCAAATATTACAGGGAAACACAATTTACTCATCGCAAGCTGCTTCGTAAGCTTTTTCTATTTCTTTCATATAACTAAGCATACAAGAACCGCATCTAGTTTTCTTTTTACGTTGTGAAAATACCCTCTCATATACATCAATTACTAATTGCATCTCTCCATCATATAAACGGTTTCGATTCATAGCAGGTTTTAGGGTGTCTTCAAAATGTTTTTTATCTGCATCTGACATAGGTTTAGCGTAAGGAAAGCGTTTGTTTAACCATTCTTTACGCTTACTACATCCACAATCTTCTCCTAAGACTGTTTCAACTACCTTCTTAATTCCTGTCGCTTCAGTTATTTTCTCTATCGAGTCTCCTAAACCCTTTGATTTTTTCTTTGACTTCTTCTTGCGCTTTTTTGAGGGCGTTGTAGAGGGTGCTTTTGCTGATTCCTGTGGCATTAGATAGTGTTTTTAGTGAGTGTGAATGGAGGTAATAAATGCGAAATACCTCTGCATTAAACCAATCCATATCCTGCAATATACTATTAATATGCTTCATAGTTTTAGCTGTATCGTATTCCTTTTCAACATTATCCTCCACACTTTTAAGTAAAAATGCAGGGTAGTTTACTATTTTTTCTGTGTGTTTTTTATACTTGTAATAGAATCTAGTAGTCTTACTAAAGCTGCAAATTGCCATAGTCCTACAAATGTATTTTTTTAACTCTCCTTTTTTACACATTTCTTCTAGGAGTGGTCTTGGTTCTTCTAAGTAATAAACAGCAAGGTCGTGAAGTAGGTCTCCTCCATAACCTTGAACATATCGTTTAGATACTTTGAGCAGCTCGTCGTAGTTTTCTTCTAAGAATAGCCTAACGCAACTCATTAAATTTTCTCGTAAAATATTCTCTCATTTCAATCATTTCTTGTGTAGAAAACTTACGTGTTGTATTACTCATAATTTCAATCTTTTCGGCTGTACCCTTCCCAAACACTTCGTCTAAGCGTTTGCTAAAAATATACTGCTCCCCTCCTCTCATATTACACCGCTTACATTGTGGCATAACATTGACTAAACCCTTTTCAGGTTCGTACAACCACCTTGTACTGTGCTTTGACCTGCTTTGAAAGTGACCGCAATCAGTTTCATACTTCCAGTCTTTTTTAGCACCACAAGTAAAACAGCTTATAAAACCGTTTTCGTCTGCGTTGCTCTTACGCACGTACTTACTTAATGCGTCGTCTAGCTTCTTTTTTTCTCGCTTTCTCACGGTGTAATATAAAAAGAAAGGAGAGGCATTTGCCCCTCCTTTAAATAAATAATACACACAAATATTAAAACTCCTAGAATCAATATCTAGTCCGAAAGATACGTTTTATTTTTTAATCTAGCACCTACTCTAACAGGTTTTTTTAGTTTAGGGACAGGCTCATTTAAAACATCTTTTAAATATTCACCTAACGGTTTGTAATCTTTGGAGCGTTCTATAGGTTTATAGTCTTCTGCTTTTTTCTCTCTATGCAGCTTCTCCATTATTTCTGTCCTTACCTCCCCTTCATACCTTCGTAAGCATTCTAAAATCTCTGCTGTCTTTAGCCTCTCAAACAGTTTACCAAACTTCCCTTGCCTAATCATAATAAAGCAAGCTCTCATCTCTTCGAGTTTAAGAGTGGGGTGTTCTTCTAAAATACTCCTACAACAAAATTGTAGCTCTTCATCTGTTGATAGGGTTTTGTTAGCGTCTATCTCTTTTATTAACCTGCCTACCTCTGACATAATCCAACCACGTACTATAGCAGGGTTGTTTTTTACTGCTGTTCTAATGTTTGTGCCTTTTACCCAAGCATCTTTTGGAGAAATTATAGAGCTGCTATCCTTTAATAACGAAATCGTGTAAGGCTTCAGGTGTGAAGTTTTCTTTGTTAAATCCTTTTTTTCCATTTGTGTGTGTTTTATTTCTTCTTTTCCATTGTCTAGCGCAAGCTTTCCAATCTTTTATTTTATTACCGCCTTTGACTTTCCATCCTACCCCGTCGTACCAATCTACAAATTTTTCTGCTTCTACTTTATCCAAACCCAAAGAAAAAAAGTAATCTATACATTCTTCCAAAGAAGATGGTTTACCCTTCTTATTAGTAATATTGGTTAAAGTAGTATTGGTTATAGTATGTCTCACTAAAGTCTGGGTGTCACCCGCACTAGATTCTGGGTGGGACTCGCACTTAATTGAGGGTGTCACCCTCAGTAAAGTATGGGTAGCTTTTAACGTCCTATGACTACCTCCCACTTTTTTTGTAACCTTCCTTTTTAGTAGTTTTTTCTTAACTAAACTAGCTATAGCTTTTTCTACTCCAGACTCACTTATACCTAATAAGTTAGCTAAATGAATATTGGAGACAAAACACTCTAAGTTGTTTTTAGAAAAAGAATCTACTTCTAAAAGAATTATTTTTTGCGTCCAAGAAATTGTGGTGTCTAAATATAGAGCAGCAGGAATCCATACGCCTTTAAAGTTTCTACCCATAAAATAAAAAGTGTGTTATTATTACTCCCAAAGTTAATATAATAAGCGTTACTATTTTGTTTTTTCTGGTGCTAGGATTGAACAACATTCTTTTTTTTCATTTCTTCTACATCTAACTGACGTTGTTGTATCATAGAAATAATATCCTGCACAGGTTCATTGCTCCATTTTTGTAGCTCTGGTAGATACATAAAAAATTTCTTAGGGTCTTTGTTATACCATCTTGAAACAGTATTTTGACCTAATCTTAAACACTCATCTAACCGTTTGTGAGTTTTAAAATGTACTTTAATAAATGCTCCCATCGACTTCATCACTTAATTGTTTTTTAGTTTTTAAAATATTTAAAGCATAGTTTTTTACCCTTTCAAAATATACTGATTCAGGTTCGTGGTCTAATGCTCCTGTTGATTGTATTGCGCTATCTATTGCCCACTTTATATCCTCACTTGTTACAGGCATATAGTCATTTTCATAAATGTATTTTTTTTTCATTATATTCTTTTCTTAATTAACTTATTCAAGTCATCTATATGTATTTCTTTTAAAGAATCAACATAATGACTTTCCATAAAGTTTTGTACATCTTCTGGTTTTGCCCTTAAATAAACCTCAAAAGTTAAATCTGAATAATTGTTTTTTGTATCGGTGTTTCCTGCTACAACCTCAATAGATAGCGTGTCTTTATCCATAATTAAAAAGGTAAATCTTCTTGTGAAACCTCTTCTATTGGATAATTATTTTCTTTTTCTGCTTCTGCGTTTAACATATCTTCTTTAGTCCACTTACTAGAGGATAAGTCTTCAGACTCGCTGTAAGGCATTTTAACGATGCTGTCGCGTAGTTTTAAAAGTTTCTTAGCCATTACCTCCACTCGGTTTAAATAAGCGTCTTTATCACCGCTTAAATTGCCTAGAGCTAAAACGGCTGTGTTAATTGCCCAAGAGCTTTCTATTCTCTTTACCGTTTCTTCTTTATTAGAGCTAGATTTATTAGAGCTATAATTTACACTTTCTGGCTTTTTAACCTGACCCCAAGAAAAATTATCTTTTGTTCCTTTTACTATTACCTCTACTTCGTCTCCACTTTTAAAAGGTGAAGTAAGTGTTTTGTGATTTGCTTTGATAGTTGAATCGTCTTCAAAAACGTATTCAAAAGAGTAAAGTGTTCCGTGCTGACTTTCATAAGTTCCTGCACCTTGTATTGAATCTATAATTTTTAGCATAATATAATTTTATGAATTTTTGTTTCTTACGTTTATCATTAATAACCTTCTAGCTCTTGGTAATTGCCTACCATAATAGAAGCTTAAATATCTTTCCTTGTCTCCTTTAGTATGAAAGACCTCGTTATTTCTTTCTGTATTTAAAAGGTCTTCAACCTCTTTTCCTTGTAAACAGTATTGAAGCATCTGGTGAAACCTACACCCTTCATTACCCCAATACGAAACATCTTTAAGTGAGCTGTCAAACATACCTTTAGTACAATAGTAATGAATAAAACTAGGTACTCCTGCCCAACCAACCCACTCACCATCTATTTTAGCTGTTATCACTTTGCCGTAGACTTTTGCTAAATCCTCATCGGTTAAACCTTTTGTCTTTAAAACGCAACCTCCAAACTCAAACCCCTCTGCTTCTACTGCTGCGTATTCTGTTCCGAAGTATTCTCTTATTTCTTTTCTTTCCATATTAACAGTATAATGATGTTGGTATATTTTCCTGTAACTCTCGTATCTTCTCGATATGTAGAAACCATAGACACGTTGTTTCCGCTTCCTTTAACATACCTTTCCAGTCCTCTTCGTTCATGCATTCGTCTATTGAATCTTGCAATCCCTGAAGTTGGTGTAGCATTTCGTCGTTGTAGTCATACCCTCCGTACTCTTCGAAGATGTCCCAACATTGACTGCTGAGTTTGTTTACTTTTTCTTTGTTTATATTCATAGTATTATTTATTTATTTAATGCAAATATAGAGTATTTAATCTAATAATACAAATACCGTAAATACCACCTTTTTTACCGCAAACAAATTACAGGGCATAAAAAAAGGGCAACCCTAAAGCTGCCCTCATCTTTTAACGAATATATGAAAGTATTAAATATCACCCATTACAATGAACAATTTCTCGTTAAAAGTTTATTTACCTCTGCTTCTTCCTAACACTACTGCCTGAAGAATACGTGATAGTATGTTTACGATTCTGTCGTCTTTCGTGGTTTCAGTCAAAGCTGTATACGTTCCCAAAAAAGTGACTAGGGCGAGTAAAATTTCAACCCAGTTTCCTAAAAAAAATTCCATTAGTTTATCTATTTAAAAATTTATATTTCTCTTGAACATCAAAAGATGGACAAGCTTTGTTTGAATATTCGTTGTGTCCGTGTAGTTCTAATTTACCAAAGGTAACTGATAATGACTCAACTAAATGAAAAAAAGCATTTTCTTGAAAAATTGACATAGTATCTTTAGGCTTTCCGTTTTCGTCTAATCCTCCTACGTAAGCTATTCCTATGCTGTCTTCGTTTTCCCCACTTGTATGCGCTCCCTGCGTAAATACATTACGTCCTAAAACTATTTCTCCATTAAGTAGTATAACATAATGATAACCCACATCTTTAAACCCCCTATCTAAATGCCAGTTTTTTATTGTTTCTAAAGAAACGTCTACACCTTCTTTAGTTGCTGTGCAATGTAGTATGATACGTTTAATATCTCTCACTTTCTATTTTTTCTATGGGTTATAATTCCCTCTACATTAAACCATATAAGAGTTATAGCTCCAACAATTCCTAGACCTATAGTAAGGTTTTCGCTAATGACCGCCCAAGACCATCCTGCCCATAAAAAATTTATTCCCCAAAGCTTTCCGTTTTCCATTATTCATCTAACATTACATAGTTAAAATATACATCCATTGTCCAACCTCCATTAAAAACATCTGTACACCATATTTGAAAAGGCGTGTTTACTATTGACGTACTCCATTGTGAGCTACCACCTACACTAGAAGCTCCATTAAAAGCTGCTGAGATAGTTCCGCTAGATACTCCGTTCATCCAGTCCCTAGAGCTAGAATAGTAATCAGTTGTTCCTGCTGTTGCTGCGTCCCAACCTAGACGTAAGTCGTCAGAAGAAGATTCTGTGGACGCTCCATAAGTGGCTATACATAAAATACTAATAGGCATAACAATTTTACCTGCCTCTGCTGCTTTTAATGTTATAGGGGTGTCGTCATATTTCATAGCCAGAACGTCTGCATTACTTAAAGATACTTTTACAAATTCCACTCTATTGCTACCCATTAAAGTTGAATACGATATCTTTTTGCTAGTTCCTGCTGCGCCCCCTGTAGTGTCGCTAACATCTACCAAAGTAAGCATATCTCCTGTTTCTGGTTCAGTTAGTAACTGTGTTAGGTCTGTGAGTTTTGTTGCCATTTTTTAATGTACGCTTTTAATCTAGCGTGGTTTTTATGCGTTAAAATATTTGATACCGAGCGCACCTGCGAGTGCTTTGAGTTGGTTGTCGTCGGTAATTTTGGGATATACGTTGAGTCCTCCAAAGTAATTGCGTTGTGATGGTGAAAGGTCTGAACCTGTATTTTGATTATATTCTGGTAGAGTAGCTGTATTGTTTTGGATAAAATCAATCATTCTCTCTCTATAAAACATAGCTATCTCGTTAGCTCTTTGTACTACTTCTTTAATATCAGAAATACTAGCAGGTGAGCCTTGCTCAGAAGTAGGTACAGTAACTGAGTTATTTGAAAATCTTAAACGTACTACGTAAGCCACTTCACAAAATGAAAACTGAACTAAAGCAGGTTGTATATAATCTTCTACTAAGGTAAGATAAGAACCAGTTAAAGGCGTTCCTGCTGCTATTTGTGTTTTTAGATAATTGTCTAACTCCGTTCCCAGAGCAGGTAGAATTTGCCTGTCTTGAGCTATATTTATATACGGAGTTAATAGGTTGTCATCTACAGCAGAACCTAACGCTGTATCTCTTTTTAGCTTACTAGCTGAAATGTATAGTGTTGTTGCCATTAGTTTACTGGATTAGGATATTTAAGAGAACCTCTTGACGGGGTGTCTATTGGTGCTATAGTTTCATAACCTTCGTTTACTACGTGAGGGTTATCACCTACAGAGCGCATAACCGCATCAAAGTCGCCTTGAATCTCTACGTTTTGTTCTTCGCTAAATTCTGCTACCTCTCCGTCTGGAGCGTATATGTATATGTTTCTCTGGAATGCGTGTCTACAAAAGCAACCGCCTTTCCACTTTAATATGTCGTAATCGTTTTCACCTGTTGGTGCAAACTGTCCGTTTACTCCGTTTTCACTCATATCAGAAATATCTTCATAACGATACATAGCACCACCCTTAGATAAATTCATCATAGCCACACAAAAATCTCTGCTCTTATAGTTAGGGTTTTCTGGTGGTGTCTTAGCGTTTTCTATATAGCTATAACGTACTGCAAATAAATATCCTTTAGGAGAAATTACATCGTAATCGGAATCCATATCGTAGTCTGCATATTTATCTACTCCGTCATAATCAAAAGCTCTGTGCATTTTCTTGAAAGAGTGAAACCACTTATCTTTTTCTGTGTCCTCTACCTCTTCTGTTTTCCACAGTTGCCAACCTTCTTTCATAGGTGAGCTTTTTTTAGCTAAGTGAAGCAACCAAGCGTCTGCATCTTTTTCAGGTATCTTATTAGGAGCTTCAGAAAAATATCTTTTTTCTCTTACCTCCTCTACAACCTCTTCAGAATTTTCTTCTAAGAAAGAAGCAGGAACTAACTTTTTAAATTCGAGAGGTATAGTAATAGAACTAGCAGCTAGGATAGGTCGTAAACCATCTATAAAAAGTTCTTGCATAGGTTTAACAACAGTACGATAGAATAAATCGTAACCGTCTTTCATTTCGTCTGCATTGCTTCCAAAGCCTCCACCTTCGTTTCTAACTCCAAACAGCAGGGGTGTCGTTACCCTATGTCCTGAAAGGATTTTTGTTTGTACCTCTTTAGAAAGAAAGTCGTAAGTCTTGTGAGCTTCAGATAAATTTAACGGTTCTATCTGTGGCGCGCTTTCTGGTTCACTAGAAAAAGTCATTAAAATTTTTCCTGCGTTAGAAGCTCCACCGAATTTATTATAGATTAAACGCTCTAGTTCTGCTCTCTCCTCTTGTGTTGGAACTCCATCTCGAAAATTAATCATACAAGACGGAAACAAACCATTGGTAATATTTGACTTATGGTAAGCCGAAAGGTCTGAATCTACCTGTATGTAATTGGTAGAAGATAGATAGTCAGGCAACCCATAGTAAAAACTAAGTGGAGAGTAAAGTTTAATATGTAGTAATTGACTAGCTGCTGTTCTGTCTGCTACGTTAAAAGCAGGAATAGGATTAGGTTCTTTATTAGAATACCAGTCAGTAGAATGGTAAAAAAGCTGTACGTTATCTTCATCGTCTGCTATGCCACATCGAATTGTACACGCTGGAATATGGTGTACCTCAGAAATAGTAGAACGGTCTTGACTCCATATTACGTTAAGATAGCATTGACCGTAAAGCTTTAAATCAAAAGTAGCTCTACGTAAACAATCACCACTTCCAAAAATTTGCTTTACTTTAAGCCATTGCTCTATATGTAAGTCTTTATCTGTTGAGTCTAACCCCTCTCCATAAATCATTTCTGCGCAACCCTTCACGACAGCACCATGAATAGAGCTAGACGCAAACAACTGCTCTAAATAGTGAGGGTAATGGTTGTCTGCTCCCATCTCAATAAATTTCTTATTGTTGCTTTCAACAAAATGGGGTGTGTTAGTGCTTTGGTAATTTAATACCGATAAGTTTGTTTTCATCGTGGTATATAAACGTGGTCTGGTGAATCGTCTCCAGTTGTGTATTCTTTGTATTCGCTTTCACTTAATGGCGTGCTGCCTTTTGAAATATACGCTAAAGATTCAGCATAAGTAACCCCACCTCCTGTAAATCTTATTAAATACATACCTTCTGTAAAATCTGTAGCTTGGTACGTAAAGATAGCACATCTATCGTCGTGAGAGTCTGGGGTTAAATTTACAACAGTTTCTTTTTCTGTTAGTTGATTTATGAATCTTAATGTTATTTCTCCTGCGTATCTTCGTTTTACAGAAATATTTTTTATAGTAGCTGTTGTAATAGTAGCTCCTACAGAACTAGCTTGTATCATAAAACCATAGGTATCGTTACCTTCAAAATTAAATGTTTCTTTAGCAGAAGTAGCTACATAGCTGTCACTAAGAGGCGTTACTCCGTCTGAAGTATACCACCTTAAAATTCCATC